ACCGCCAGTGCCACACTTGTAGTTGGTGATGTTGGTTATCGAGTGCAAATGACTAACGCATCGGCAACAACGATCACAGTCAACACAGGCATTTTTGCTGCTGGTGACACGATCTGGATTCAAAACATGGGCGCAGGCGTTTGCACAATTACTGCCGGCACTGCAACAGTTGGCACGGCATCATCTTTAGCGTTGGCACAATATGGAGGTGGCACGCTTGTTTTCCAAAGTGCTAGTGCTGCTACTTTTTTTAGCCAACAGGCAGCAACATACGGCGCGGCTACAGGTGGCACAGCGTTGCCAACACCGCCAGCAGGTTATTCGGGTATGTCGTTTACATCAGACGGAACACTGACCGTTACTCGCGCAGGGCTTTTTGATTGTTTAATTTATGCGGGCGGTGCATCGGGAGGTACTAATACAGTCTCTACGCGTGGTGGTGGCGGCGGTGGTGCTGGTGCGTTTGTCAATACAACCGTTTTTTTGAGTGCAGGGTCACACGCAATTACGGTCGGCGCTGGCGGTGCCAGTCCGGGTGCAGGGTCTGCTGCGATGGGTCTTGCTGGTCGAGGTTCGGGCATTGCCGCAGTTGTTGCTGTGGCAGGTGGTGGGCCGGGTAAATATGGCAACAACTTTACAATTAATGCCGATGGTGGTTGCGGCGGTGGTGGCTGTGGTTACACCACTGCAGGCTCGCAAACAGGTGGCACGCCTAGCATGGTTGGTAATCTTTACGGGTTTGCTGGTGGAACATCAGGAACAAATGATGGCGGCGGTTCAGGCGGTGGCGGAACGGGCGCGGTAGGTGCAAGTATTACATCGGCAACTGTCGGTGCGGCGGGTGGCGCTGGAACAGATATTGCTACTTTTACTGGTAATGCATCAACTTTTAAGGGCGCTGGTGGCGGTGGTGCGGGGGGAACGACTGGCGGTGCAGGCGGCTCATCTATCGGTGGTGCAGGCGGCACATCTTCAATAGACGGTGCTACGGCTGCAGCCAATACTGCTTCAGGCGGCGGCGGCGGTTGCAACTCGAGGGCCTCTGGTGCGGGCGGTAGCGGTATTGTTTTTATTAGGTTCAAGGTATGAACGTGCCACAGTATTTTGCACAAATTGACGATAACAACATTGTTGTTGAGGTTGCCGTTGTAACAAATTTATTTATGCAAGAAAACTTAGAGCGCTATCCGGGCACATGGATTGAGACATTTATTAACGTGCCTAATCACACTTACGCTGGTGTTGGTTTTACATGGAACGGCACAGATTTTGTTGCGCCCGTAGCCGACCCAGCATGACAGTAAACAATTTACCTAAGTTTCTGATTTTGCTTGTCGGTTTGCTCTGCCTTACCGCACTAATGATCGCGGACAAAATAGACATGGCATCAGGCGTACCAATGCTGACAATGATTATTGGCTACTCAATCGGCAACGGCGTAAACGCTAAACAAGGCAACGAGTCAAGCAACGTGTTTGGCAACAAACGCAAACAGTGATACCTGCCAATCCTAAGATTGTTGGCTCACGGCCGTACACAGGTAACAGTGACGGCGCATCGGCAAGTCATTTACCCGGCATGGATGAGTGGATACGGCAAGCCATCAAATATGGTGGCGGCGCGTTTTGGAATAACGGCTCTTATGGTGTGAGACCTAAAAGAAACTCAGAGTCACTAAGTGTGCACGCCACTGGTCGAGCCGTTGACTTGTCATATCGGATGTCTGAGAAACATCCAACAGCAAACCGTAAAGGCTCAATGGCGTTTCTACGCATCCTCATTGCCAACGCAAACGAGTTAGGTGTTGAGTGCGTGCTCGATTACTTTCCCAAAGCATTTGGGCGCGGCTACCGATGCGACAGACAAGCATGGAAAAGTTACAGCAAGCCGGAAATACACGGTGCGCCGGGTGGCGATTGGTTTCACGTTGAGGTTGCACCATCGTTTGTCAATCAACCGTTAAACCTTATCCAGCAAGCGTTTAAGAGGGTATTCACCGAATTGCCACAGTGATCCTCTAAGGTCAAATGACCGGCGATAAGGGGAGATGCAATATGGCTGATGCCAAAACATACGTTTACGAGGTTTACACCACAAGACTTGACACAGAGCAAATGGTGTTAATACAGATATTCCGCGACCCTGACAACGGCCAAGTGCTACACGCACAAATGGCCTTTAAGAACGCCATCGGAGATAGTTGGGGAACGCCTTACCAATTGGAGAAAAAATGAGTTACTTAGCAATCAAAATAGGTGCATGGGCAATCACAGGATTAGCGGCGTTTGTGTTGTTGTGGGATGCCAGCGCGCCACCAGAGCGCAAACTGCAACCGGGCGAACAGATCACAACAGTGCTCAACAGTGTTGTGCCACCAACAATTGCGCTAACACCAATAGCCACCACCACCACGTTGCCGTACAAAGGCTGCATGGAATACCTAAACGATGCGTTTGTGGCTGGTTGGCCAATAAGCGAGTCACCTACGATCTTGCGCGTTATGCAACGTGAGAGCGCTTGTAACCCGCTGGCGTTTAACGCGAAAGACAGTAACAACGGCAGTCGAGGATTATTCCAAATGAACGGCGTGCACCAAACATGGCTAATCCAAGAGGGTTACATCAAAAAACTAGATGACCTATACAACCCAGATGTCAACATCCGCGCCGCGTTACACCTATGGAATATGGTGGGCTGGTCAGCGTGGGCAGCGACACATGGCTGATATCCCATATCCCGAAACTGGCTTAAGCCAAGAAACAAGAGATGCAATGTATCCCGATACTTACAGCGACAAATACAACAAAGTTTTTAAGCAATTCATAGATGACATTTTGACCGTCAAACCAGTAGCGCCAATAGAACGACTAGATAACCACTCGATCTTGCTTGACGAGTTGGAACTAATGTATGACGCACACATGACCATTGGCGGTCAACAAAACAGGTTTAACGCCTCAGTGCTACGCGCGGCTATCAATTGCATTAAAGCAATCTAAATGAGTTTTACAGTTGGTCTAACAAGCATTTACCGTGCAGCGCGTGACCAGATGGTTATAGACAAAATGGCTGAGGTGCGCGCATTAGGTCAAGGTAAAACGGCACGCACACTAGACAACACACAAGCCACACAACTAGGTTTTACAGTCGAGGCAGCATGGGCACAATACAACGGTGCACCATACACTTTTAGACCATACGAGTTAGGCGGTGATGACGTACTCGGCTACCAATTGCGCGGCACACATCACTTAGACGGTCATCTCTTTACCTATGACCGTGACCCAAACGCCATCTACATTTTTGGCACAGTAAACGACACTTGCGACATAGTGACGTTTATTGGCTGGTCAACAAAGAAACGTGCCAACATCCCTACACACTTGCGTACCTACTTAAACAACCACCAACTGCATGAGCCTGCATACTGCACCAGCCAAGTTGAGTTATGGTCATTTGACCTACTACCAGCCACCAAACAATTGATGCAACACCGATCTGATATGGTCGCATAAATAAACCCGACAAAGGAGACCCGACATGGCATTTGACTTAGCACTTTACGAGACGGTTGCACAACGCTTAGTGCGCTGGTGGACAGAGTTTGAGGATGGCCGCATCATCACTACTATTCATCACTATGACGGCTCAACGATCATCATGCGCGCTGAGGGATACAACAACGAGGACAGGCTCATTGCCACCGGATACGCAGAGGAGGTGTTTGGCAACTCGCCAGTCAATAAAACAAGTTTCTTAGAGAATTGCGAAACTAGCGCTATTGGCCGCATGATTAGCAATAGCAAGATCGGGCACACTGGTGAGCGCACATCGTCTGAGGAGATGGCAAAGGTCAACCGGCTGACCGCTACGCCTAAGCCAGATTCACACGGCAGCGCTACCGCTAAACAGATCGGTTTCTTAAAGAGCCTTGCGCGCGGTAAAGGATGGGATGATATGCAACTGCTCGAATACATCCACCGATTGTTACAAGTTGATGACGTGGTAGTTGAGACTTTGACCGCTGGTCAATGC